GCCTCCTGTCTCGATCTCCTCCCACCATCCGGTGGAGTCCGTCGGGTCGTGCCCGGTGTTGTTGCCCTGCAGGGACACGTACAGCGTTCCTCCGACGTTGGTGATGCTTCCGCTCTGATAGGTCAGCGACGGGGACCACTGCGCCACGCCCTCCTCGATGGTCACGACATGGGGCTTGTGCTTGATGTAGGCATCGTCCTCGGGGTCGGTCACGTTCCAATCGCTCTGGACGTTGACCTCTCCGCTCGGTTCGATGCTGTCGAGCTTCGCCTTGAGCGCGTCGGTGAAGTCGTTGGAGCTGAGGCCCTTGCCCTCCTCAGCGTCGACCTTGGTTCCGATCTCCGTCTCCAATGCCTGCAGGGCATCGTAGATGCCGTCGGACTTGACCGGGTTGGCGCTTCCGTCGGTGGGCGCATCGTCGAAGGTCAGGACATCCTGCTTCAGGTCCAGCGCGGCCTGTGTGGCCGTCGAGATAGGCTTGTTCAGGTCGGACGTGTTGTCCACGTTCCCCAACCCTACATCGCTTGCATCGAGCTCCACCTCTCCCGTCTGCCCGTTGACCGAGTCCACCGCCTGTCCGGGCTTGTAGACCACGACCCTCACGGGCTCGAGGGCAGGGGGCACGTAGGAGAAGGTGACCTTGACCTGCGTGTCGCTGAGCCTCTGCACCTTGGTCCCCATGGTCATGTGGTCCACGGTGTCGTAGATGATCGTCTGCACATCGTATGTGCCGAGGTTGTGGGTGAGGGTGAACTCGTTGCTCTCCCCGTCACCGCAGAGGAATGTCGCCACCGCTCCGGGCCTTGCGAAGTAGCTGTCGCACCTCTTCCAGTAGGTCGGGTCCTCGGGGTCGTCCTGCGTGGGGTCCATGCCCTGGTTCCCGCTGATCATGCTGGTGTAGAGCGCACCGCCCACGCGGCAGAACGCACCGCTGGAGTAGACGATGTCCGCCCTCCATTCGGGTATGCCGTCCGAGACGTCGGTCTTGGAGTCCAGCGCGTTCCTGAGGTCCGCCTGGTCCCTGAGGTTCCCGATGATGTCGCCCCATTCGGTGATGGCCCTGAACGGGAGGTAGCCGCTCTCGTTGTCCAGGTTCTGATCGTCCACGACGTAGTACATGAGCTGTGTCGACAGCACCATGACCACGTCGCCGTTCTGCACATCGGCCGTGGTGAGGGCGAACCTCGCCTCATCATCCGGCACGCGCTTGACGTCATGGTAGTATGCGGGGGGCAGGTTCGCCGCAGGGATCACTCCCACGAGGTTCGTCGCCGGGAGGGGCATCATGGAGATGTCCAGGTCCAGGTAGTGGATCGTGCCTCCCAGGTCGGTGAAGTAGAGCGTGCCGTCCTCCTGGCCGACCTCGTCGAACGCACCCATCCATTGGTCCTGGTATGCGGACCTGAACGAATCGAAGGCGTTGACTGCGGGGCGGACGTTGAGAACGATGATGTTCGACCCTATGACCTCGGTGCCGTTCTCCAGGACCAGCTGTGTCGGCAGCCTGTAGTCCCTCCGGCATGCGTAGAGGATCACGTCGGGTATGGTGCACTCCCCGTTCTCGTCCAGTTCGATGAACGGGTGCCTGATGCGTCCTGCCGTGTCCCTGAGCGCGATGCCGAACTCCAGACGTGCGTCGTAGCCGTTCGGTATCCCTGTGACGGCGATGACCGTGGAGTCGTTGTCCACGGTCGTCCCTGCATAACCACCGCTGACGGAGATCCCGCGTGTAGCGGGGTCATAGACAATGTTAATGGTCTGCATGCGCGTAGATTCGCACGATAAAAAGCATATAATCAGAAAAAGAGAGGTCCTTGCCTCTCTCTGAAAAGGAGGAATGAATGAGTGGGGGAATCCCTCCCCCGGGGGTGTTCTCAGGCTGACTGCGGGCAGTGCCTCTTGCCGATGAGGACCACGTATGTGGCCGCGGCTGAGGTCTTCAGGTAGCGCTTGTTGCCGATGTAGCACTTGACGTTGGAGCCTCCGGCGACGATGTCGGAAGCTGCCACTGCGGTGTAGTCCCCGCCTGCGGTGTCGCACTCGGTGAGGGTTCCTGTTCCCACGACGAGGACGACTGCGGCGTCGGATACATCGACGGCGTTGGCGTTGGCGGTCAGGTATGCGATGCTCTGTGTTGCTAACTCGTATGATACCATCTTAATCACCTCAGGCGTGCTGGACGAGCATTGCCATGCTCTTGGGCTGTACGACTCCTCCTCCGACCCTCTTGTTCACGATGAACTTGACGGTGTTGGTGGATGCTCCGGTGAGCTCGTCGCGGAGGATGTCCATGTCCATCCTGTCGACGATGGTGTAGGTGTTCCTCAGGTCTCCGAACGCGATGGTCCTGGCGGATGCCTGAACTGCGGGTGCGTTGGCGAGGATCCTGACGGGGAATCCGTTGAATGTGGGATCCGTGCCCTGTGCGATGGAGGGGTTCCAGAGGTACGCTCCGGTTCCGCTCTCCTTGAGCTTCCTGAGCTTGAGGGCGGTCCCCTTCGCCATGTAGTAGGCCGCGTTCCTGTCGGTGGCCTGTGTGGTCTCTCCCCACAGGTCGATGACCTCGTCAGCCGTGATGGCTGTCGCGGATGCGGTGGTTACGGTCTGAGTGATGGCCGCTGATGTGAACAGTCCCTCGGGCTTCTTGAATGCATCTCCGATGACGAAGGCCTTGCCCTCTGCCTCGGACAGAGCCCATGAGAGCTGGTTCAGGACGTAGCTCTCGAAGTTGACCACTGCGGCGTCAGCGAGGAGGTCCCTGCTGATCTTGACCGTCGCCTGCACTGTGTTGACGGGGATGTTGCCCAGTCCGAGCGCGACGTTGTCGGTCTCGGGCCTTGTCTCGATCTCTCCGACCCATGAGGTGGAGGGCTTGCCTGTCTCGACGGGCACCTGTGCGAGGTTGGTTCCGATGCTGATGGCGTTCGCGTACTGCCTGAAGACGTCCTGGTCCTTCTGCAGCTCGACGATCTTGTTGGCGAGTGTGGGTGTGACGAGGTATCCTCCGGACGGTCCATTGAGCTCCTGGGCTACTCCCTTCTTGATGTAGCCCATGAGGCTCTTGACCTCCGGCATGGATGCGAGGTCTGCGACGGATCCTCCGGCGAGCTCCATCCTCTTCTGTGCGAGGTCGAAGCTCTGAGCGAGCTCCGCCAGCCTCTGCTCGGTCTCCTCCGCCTTGGCTTTGATTGTTCTGTACTGCTCGGGCAGCCCCTTGAGGTCCTGAGATAATCCCCTGATCTCATCGACGTACCCTTTCAATTCCATTGTGTAGTCGCTCATGTTGACAACTCCTTGCGAAGGCCCTTCAGCTCCATCGCCATCTGCTCGATGGCTTTGGCCTCGTCCTCCTCTGTCGACTCATCCTCTTCGGACTCCGTCTCGTCCTTCTCGGTCTCCTCGTCCTCTTCGGGCTCCTCCATGTCGGCCAGCGCGTCCTTTATGAGCTGCTTGAGCTTCTCGCGCTCCTCCTCGGAGAGGTCCTTGTAGGCCTTCTTCTCGTTCATGATCATGTTCTTGGCCTCCGCCGATGCTTCCAGATTGCAGGGGAATGCGACGAGAGAGACCTCCCACAGGTCCGCTTCCTTGATGAGGCGATGGCCTTCGGAGTCCCAGTCGCAGTCCTTGATCGAGAAGCCGATGGAGAGTCCCTGGATGTCGCCCGCCTTCAGGAGAGCGTAGCCCTCCTTCCCGCGCTGTACGCCCATGTTGAACTTCCCCTCGATGCTGAGGCTCTCCTCTAAGGACTTGACATCGAAAGATCCGATGACCTCGTCCATGTTGTGAGACCACAGGAGAGGGAAGTGCGTCCCCTTCTGGGCGATGCTCTTGGCGAAGCATCCCTTGATCATGACGTCGCCCGCCTGGTCCACGTTGCCGTAGGTCGAGGCGGTTCCCGAGAATCTGCCGAGACCGTCGTCCTCCGCATTAATCTTGAATGTGAGGGCTTTTGTCTCCGACATGTGGCTAAAATGGGGTATTTTTAGGTTGTATAATCACCTAAAAAATGAATCAGAACTCGAATCCGACGTCGCATCTGCAGTTGATGACCTCTTCGGGCGGTGCGCCGTACTTGGAGTCCAGAGGGCACTCCATCCGGACCAGCCCTCCCTTCAGTCCGACGTACTCGAAGCACTCGTCCTGCCTGACCCTCATGCCGTCTATCCTCGCATGGGTGTCGCGGGTGTCCGCATCCCCTACGGCCATCCACACCTTCCATCCGTCGAATCCGAGCACATCCATGGTCTCGACCGCGGCCCTGTTGGTGGCGCATGCGGTCTCGGTGCGTGCAATGGCGTTGGACCTTCCGGGGAACTCGTCGTCGAAGAGCTTGGCGACCTCGGTCCTGAACTCGATCTGGTTCTCCGTGGTCTCATATATGCGCTTGACCCTGTCGAGGGTGACCTGGTTGATGGCGACGATCTTCTCCCCGCACTCCCTGCGGACCCATTCCCTGATGGCGACCTCGTACTCCGTCTCCTCGGCCTCCCCCTTGAGCTCCATGGCCTCGTAGCGGGCCTTGATGTTCGCAGTGGTGTCCAGGTACGGGTAGACCTTGTCGGCGATGCTCACATAGGTGTGCTCGAAGATGCGGTACCAATCGGGAAGGGACAGGGTGAGGACGCTCCTGACCAGGTCAGGGGTGGGGTCGGGCAGTGCGAGGATGCTCTCCTCCTGCGCCCGGAACTCCCTGCGGACGTTCGCCCTCATGCCCCTCTGCGCCGTGAGGCGGATGCGCTCCATGGCCTGATGGTACCTGCGCTTCTGCACCGGGGACATGCCGCCCTTGACGGCCCCCTTGACGGAGACCTCCCACGGCCTCATATGGATCCACCGAGCAGGAGCTTCAGGTCGTCCTTGTCGGGGTCGGTCCTTCCGGGATCGAGGTCGTCCGCGGAGTACTCCGACATGGGGACGTCCGCCATGGTGAGCATGAGCTGGTCGGCCAGCGGGTCGTCGATGGGGTCGTAGCCGAGCTTCTTCCTCTTGTCATTGGCCGTGAGGTATGTTGCGCTCTGCAGTGCGGTGTACAGGTCGGTCTGCACTCCCATGAAGTCCGAGAGCTGCTCCACATCGTATGTGTACTCCCCTATGCCCGAGGCGATGGGCTTGTCCCTGAAGAACGTCCATATCGACGAGTAGACGAGGTCCAGCAGGGGCTTGATGGTGTTGACCACGATCTGCCTGGATGCCTCCTGTGCGTTGCTGTAGGTCTTGTTCGCGGAGTCTCCCATCATCTCCGGGGGTATGCCGTAGGCGATGGCGATCTCCTTGGCGGCGTTGACCAGCCCGGTCTGGTAGTCCATCTCCACAGCGGTCATCCCCAGCATCGTTGCTGTCTTGCCGTCGTCGAGGATCATTCCGTTCCCTGCGTTGGACCTTCCCTGGTAGCCCTGCCTCAGGTCGTTCTTGAGCTCCGCCCTCTGCTCCATGGAGAGCCTCTGCGGGATGTTGATGGCGATGGATGGCTTGGCGCCGTTGTTGGTGGTGTTGATGTTCCACTCCTTGATGGCGTTC